ACGTCAGGCTTAACACGTAGTTCCGCGAGCGTGGCGCGAGTGACAATCGAGTCTGCCAACACGTCGAAGTGCTTGGAGGTAACCAGCCTCTCCACCGGCATGTCGGTGACGATCATCAGCTACCCCACAGATGAGTTGGAATTCAAAGGCCGTCAGCGCGACGGGTGGATACCCAGCAGGTCAAGCGTCGCAGCATCTTCGCGACCCTCGCAATACCGAACCAGAGCTTCCCGGAATGGCTTGTCACTGCCGCTCGCCAGGGCGAAGAGCGTCATGGACGAGCAGAACTTCACGTCATCTGGTGAGCCGAAGATCTCGTGCAGCGTCTTGCCGCTGCCCCCGAGGACAGCCTCGACGCACTCCTTCAGGCGTGGGGCTAGGATCGCATGACCAAGGTAGGCACGGGCCTCGGCAAGATTCTCGATCCCGTAATGCTGAGCCACGGTCGACCGGCCGAGACCCCGGAGTTGCGGGAAGACGAACCACATCCAGTGGGTCTCCTTGCGCCCGGCGCGAAGCTCCCGGAGCACGGTCACCATGACCGGGTCCTGCGCCTTCACGAAGCGGTCCAGATCAAACATCAGGTCCCCGAAATACTGGTGAATATCGGCGGTCTAAGCACCTTCAGCACGGTCCATAAACCGCATCGTCCGGCCATCCGAATTCAAAACAAAATGGAAAAATCAGAAGCAGAAAAACGCTCGAAAACCGGGCTGCCGCGCCAGCGCATACCTAGGGTTGAAAATGGGGCTCCTACCCGCCCCCCATCCCTCACGGTGGACGCGCGCGTCGCGAGCTCCCGCGGGGCCCTGCTCCGCTCAGCATCAGCGCAATCAATCGCGACGACTCGCTGAGGATGCGCGGATGCTGCTCCTGCCATGCGGCATGGGCTTCATCACGCAGCATCTCGACGGGGACCGCAGGACCCCATAGCTGCTCGATCGGGAACCGCGCCTTGCCGGTGCGCTTGAACACGCCACCGCCGTAGCGCTTCACCACGAAGGCCGAGCGGAAGGTCTGCGCCCTGCCCCAGATCTTCGCGCGCACGCCGTAGGAGAACTGCTTGGCGCCGAAGAAAGACAGCGGCAGATGGCGGCCAGTGCCAGAGGTCACGGTCGACATCGTGGTGCGGGTCGCGGACTGGAATCGTGTCGCCGCGTTGACGGCACCGCGCGGGATCGAGGACTGGGTGCTCAAGGAGCGGCGCAGCTGCGTGAAGGACTTGCGGCCTTCCTTGTTCAGCGCCATCGAGAAAGCTCGGCGAGCTTCACCCTCGCCGATACGATTGCACGCGGCTTCGAAGCGGATCCTGACATCATCGGCATCGAGGAGGCGAACCCGCATGGCGACCCTCTAAAACGAAAAGCGCCCAGAGAACTCATCTCCAGGCGCATTTCTGATCTTTCAATATCGGAACTTTTAGCCGCGTCGCAGGAACGTGTCAACAGAAACTTTCAAGTAATCAGACATTCCTCAGCATAAGTTTGTTGCCAGCCTCACTTGCCTATCAACCGACTTTCGAACGAAGGCACAGTCATATCCGTCCAGACATCAAAGAAGAGCCGACATCACAGCCAACCCTCCAAGTCAGCGATCCAGTTACATCGCTCCAGTTACTGGGCAGTGCCAGTGGCCGCCTTCGCAGCTGTCAACGCAGCCTCGAGTTCGGTCACCTTACCCTGAAGCGTCAAAACTTCCTGGGTCTTCGCTGTCAGCGCCGCGTTAAGATCGGTCACGGCAGCATCGGCTTTAGTCTTCGCATCTGTGATTTCTGACTGAAGAGCCTTGCCGGCGTCCTGCAGTTTCGTGACCTCGGCTGCAGAAGCTTCGGCACTGGCCATCGCATCCGACAATTGCGTCTCCACCGTCGCCAAGCCTTCCTGGACTTTGGTCAGCTTTCCCTGTTCGAGCATATACATTCCGCCCGCTCCAATCACCAGTCCAACCAACCCGCCGATTATCGTCTTCATGTATGAGTCCCTCTTGAATGTTGATTGCGCAATTCCTGAGCGTGACTCTTACAGGAATGCCTCATCTCCCGTGACTGGGCAGAACGTCACGGGCTGAACGACGGGCTGAGACGCCGTACTGCATTCGCTAGTCGCGAATTGCAAGGCAACGCACCTCAAATTGTGCGAGCTTGACGGTCAACATCAGCTTTGGCAGCGTCTATCGATAATCAGGATTTCCCATGATCAAGTCTGAGCTCGTTCAAAAGTTGTCTGCCCAGTGTCCCCATCTCTATCAACGCGACCTTGAGCAGATCGTGAATATCGTCCTCGACCAAGTCACCAACAGCCTGAAGGATGGCGGTCGCGTCGAATTGCGTGGCTTTGGCAGCTTCTCCGCCAAGTCCCGCAGGGCCCGCGTGGGCCGCAATCCGCGCACCGGCTCCAGCGTCGAGGTCATTGCCAAGCGTGCGATCTACTTCAGGCCCGGCAAGGAACTGCGCGACCGCCTCAAGTCACCTAAACGGTAGGGCCGCACAATAGAAATACCATGCGGCCTGTCGGTCTGACTCTGAAACGGGTATCCTCCACGCTGTCAGGCACGTCACCTTCCGTGCAGATCATCGTCGCTAGCACGCCACCCAAGGAAGGGATTCAGTTAAACACCACCGGATTCTGCTTTTGCCGGTTCACCGACAGGGAAAACACGTCCGGGCGCGCATAATGTCCACTTGCATCGAACTTCCGACGCGAAGCACGAGCGGCGTTCACGTCGACTTCAGCGATCAGCAGCCCCTTCTCCTGGTGCATCGGACCCGCAGCACGACCCCCGAAAGGCTTGTAGACCACCGCGTCGCCGGAGTTCACCCACTCGTCCCTGTTGGGAAACAACTCATCGCGATAGGGAATGCCCTCGGGAATGTCGGATGCCTCCAGACTCGTGGCACAACCAACGACCCAGCAACCACCCTCACGGGCGATATGCTGCATGGTCGCGAGCCAGGTTTCGCCGCTGTCCCAGGTCGGCGCGACGTAGATATCGATATTCTGGGCATACAGCGCATAGCGCGCCAGCGGCATGTAATTCTCCCAGCAGATCAGCGTGCCGACGCGCCCCACCGCCGTGTCCACTACATTCAGCCCTGAGCCATCACCAAATCCCCACACCATCCGCTCTGGGTTGGTCGGCATCAATTTCCGATGATTGTTGGCGATGCGGCCATCGGCGTCGATGATCGCACAACTGTTGAAGAGCGTACTCCCACTCACCGAACCGTCGATCTCTTGATATCCCATCACGACGACCACGCCGTTGTCCCTCGCCGCTTCCTGCAGTGGGGCCAGACCGTTCCTGCTGAGATCGACAGAATTTGTCTGCGAGAGCGCGTACAACTCATCCGTCTTGCCCATCCCTGCGCCGGGAGGGAGCCGCCAGACGAATGTGGGATAGCCCGGAAGCCAGGTTTCCGGAAAGACGACCATCCCGCACCCCTGTTCTGCGGATTGCTTGATGAGTTCCACCGCCCGTACCATCGATTTCTCGAGGTTCAGATAGACCGGGGGATGTTGGATAACTGAAATCTTCACTGTGTACCTCCAGTTTCACGGGGTCACGCTCAAGTCAGTTCCGACGCTAACACAGAAAGCCAACATCGCCGGCCAGTTTTCATATTGCGTCTGTAAGCCGGAAAACGACATGTCAGCCAGGCGGAAACTAAGGCGCGCTGTGTCAAGCACTGTCGACAGCAACGTATATCCCAAGCAGCCCGCAAGCGCATTCATCGTCACCCGGCGATTGCTTGGCGCTTGAAGCACATCAAGTCGCAGTACGCACCGAGATTGCGATAAGCAGCGATTCGGCGCATGATGTATGCGTAGCGAAGGGAGGGACAATTCATGTCACTTGAGCGCACAATTCTACTGGTTGTTGGAGTTATCGTGCTCGGCAGCGTTCTGCTGGGAGTTTATCATAACCCCAACTGGTTCTGGGTTACGGGGATCATGGGCGCACATCTGATCCAGGCGTCGTTTACTGGTATGTGCCCCGTAGTGGCCATTCTCAAGAAGATGGGACTGCCTCAGAAGGCCGGGTTTGCCTGAGGGAAGCCGCCTCATCGCAATTATCGCGCCCGGGTTGCTCCGGGCGCGATCTGCAGGTTCTTTTGTTCACGACAACCGGAAAAGCTGCACCAGCGCATTCAGCGCGACCCGCAGGTTCCCCCATCCTCCTCCGGCCAATGCATCGCATCCTCGTCCGAGCAGATGACGCGGTAGACCAGCAGGGTCGGCCGGCGCCCACGCGACATGCGACATGCTGATGGAAGTCTGCTCAGGATCAGCCTCTCAGTGGCGGTCCTCACCGATGTCCAGGCAAGCTGCCGGCACGTTCAAAGTCCAACATAGTCCTTCTGGAGCAAACTCAAGGGCACCGTCGCCCTGCAGGGCTGACGGGACGATCTTCTCGAGGATCTTGCTCCCAAACCCCCGGCGATCACTAGACTTGGCGGGTGGACCGCAAGTTTCCTGCCACCTGAACAGAAGGTTTCCTTCCGCCAGGGTCCAACTGACCGTGACCAGGCCTCTCGCGTCCGACCAGGCCCCGTGCTTGCTCGAGTTCGTCGCCAGTTCGTGAAGCGCCATCCCGATGTTTACGACGGCTTGTTCCTTCAGCCAGACGTCATCACCGCCTGCTTCAAGACGGTTCCCTTGGCGAAACGCCTCAAGCTCTGAGTTGACCAAATCTCGAAGCGGGACAGCCTTCCAGTCCTTCCGCGTCAGAAGATCATGTGCGCGGCTCATGCTATGCAATCGGTCGGAGAAAGCTTTCTGAAACTCAGCCACCGAGGTTGAGTCGATTCCTACTGCCCTAGCCATCGCCAAGATTACCGCATACTGGTTCTTCATGCGATGCGAGAGTTCGCGCATGAGCGTGTGCTGCCGTTTCTCCGCGGTGGCGAGTTTCTGATATAGAACATCAAGCTTGTCAGCTTTGTCCCGGGTACTCATCAACAGGTCGATCAGTAGGTCTGTGATCCAAATAATCAGAAGGCAAACACTTGCAAAAGCTCCAACGTTCCAAAAACTATAAGCATCGTTTGCAGGGCCTTCCCCCACCAGCGTTGCGATGAAAACGCCGCTGATGGCGGAGATCAGCATCGCAGCCACGCCAAATCTCCAGCCACCAGCGACAGTGGCGAGAATAACGGCTGGGTAAAACGTGACGTAGGAGAGCGTGATCGGAGTAAATATCCGCAGCGCGACAGCAGCGACAATCAGGAGCACGGAGAATATCAGGCTCCGAACCGGGTACTTACGCGCTTGCTGCAAGATCGCGGTCAAGTTCATCACTCATCCTTTCAAGGACGCCTGCCCCGCTAATGAGTCAACCTTACGATCTAAACCGAAACTTGCAAACGACCAAGGCGACCGGGGCGAGCACCCTTGGTCACCTGATAGCGGTTCACACAGTCTACATCCTGAACACCCTCACGAGCGCATTCAGCGCCACCCGGAGATTGCCGATGTCCTCCTCCGGCCAGTGCATGGCGTCTTCGTCCGTGCAGATGACGCGGTAGACCAGCAGTCGGGCGGCGGCGCCATCCATCAAAAGCACCCGAACAGCTTGGATGCCTGCGGGCTGAAAGGCTGCTGCTATTAATCATGAATGCGTCCTCAAGTCGACGCTCGGGATATGGCGGGATAAAAGTCGGTCATTGTCCGTTTTGATATGGAAGCCATGGCAATTATCTCACCGGTCACCAATCTGATTGCTAAGAAACCTCTCAAGACATTCGCGAGCGCACCGCGGACATGGCAAGGCGTGAGTTGCGCCGCTTTGGCTGAACGCTATGCCTCACAACGCTGGTTCAGCGAGACAACTGTCGTTCCGCAGATATCACCAGAAACAAAGACCGAGGCAGGATATCAAAGACGGTTTCACGTCCGGAAAAGAATTGAGAAACCGGCACGCTGACGGTCATGTGAGCAGATAGCAGAATGAGGTCTGACGAGAGAATACCCCTCGCTTGAACCCAGTGTTGAATGCTGCCCAAGGATTTTCGAATTCCTAAAGCCCGCAGAGCACATTCCGGCAGACCAAGCGCTTTCATCAACCATATGCCGGTGGGATTCATTTCACTCCACAAGGGTCTAGCGGGAAATGTGGATCTGCATTCTGTCTTTGCCCACTATCGTGCACGGCACCAGAGGGTTGACGAATGAGCATCGCCAGGAGAGATGGTCGCCCCATCTCTCCCGGAATAAGACTTGCAGCACGATTGCTCCTCAACGGCCTTAAAGCCGGAACAACCGCACCAGCGCATTCAACGCCACCCGCAGGTTCCCGATGCCTTCCTCCGGCCAATGCATGGCATCCTCGTCGGTACAGATGACGCTGCAGAAGCGGCAATCGATCAGGGGAGTTGTCTTACAGGGTCAGTGTTGCCGACGGCGTTAGATTGGCACTACACTTCTCCAGATCCGGCACCAAGCGGGTGTCGGCCACGAATAGCTGACAGTTCTCGGACTCTGTTCACCCTCCCTCTGGAGTAGCAGGCATGCCAACTACGTTCATTTTCGTCCATGGCGCATTTGGATCACCGGCGGAACTCGCTCCGGCTGCGCCATATCTGGAGTCCAGAGGGCACCGCGTCCTCAACGTCGATCTGCCTTCCGAGAGACCTGATGCCACCTTGGACGACTATGCCAACGCCGTCTGCCGCTCGATGATGGATACTTCAGGCCCTCGCATTCTCGTTGCCCATTCTGCTGGGGGTGCAACGATCCCGCTGGTTGCCGCCCGGATGCCGGTGGACCGCCTCGTCTTCGCAGCCGCCGTCGTGCCGGAACCGGGGCAGTCGATCTACGAGGCCGTGGGTCCCGACACACAGGCGGCGATCATGTCAGTCTCCATAGACAATGGCGATGGAACGCGGTCCTTTGATTTCGACTTGCTCGCCTCAATGGCGCCACCGGAACAGCGTGAATCCTATCTTGCCTTCCTGCGAGCGACCCAGCGAAAACAAGGCATGCAGGCGGTACATCAGCCTTGGCCCGGCGACGGCATACCGGATATCCCCCGCTCCTATATTCTGTGCACCGAGGACCAGATCATTTCCCCTGAGCGACAGCGCACTTTTGCTGCCTCGCTGGGCATCATCCCGATCGAAATTGCCTCGGAGCATTCTGTATTCGCCATGAAGCCGCAGGAACTTGCAGGCATTCTCGACTCTTGCGCTAGCTGACCTGCCTTACCTTGGACAGAGCGCGGGGTCTTGTAGAGGGGCTACAGCCTGAACAGCCTGAGCAGCGCATTGAGCGCCACACGGAGGTTCCCAATGTCCTCCTCCGGCCAGTGCATTGCCTCCTCGTCCGTGCAGATGACGCGGTAGATCAGCAGCGTCGGACGCCGACCTCCCGACATTCGGTGCTCGCGGTCGCAGGCATCAAGAGTGTCGGTCGCATCACCGAAGCGGCGCTTCAGCTTCTCGATCACCTCCAGCACCGGTTCGCTGGGGCTCGCACCGAAAATGCCTTCGTTGATCAGCAGGCCGGCAACCGACCGTGGGCTGGGCGACGGCAGACCGAACACCGCGTGGTGCTGCCGGTAGAGCTCCGCGAAGGCCATCCCCGCCTGGTACTGCGTCTCGCTGATGAGATTGCGGAAGGCCAGCCGGCCCAGCGCACTTCCAAGCCTCTCGTCCTTCGCCTGCTTCGCCGTCACACCGAAGTGGCGGCGGCGCGCGTCGATTACTGTGCTCATGGCGTCCCTCTCCGTTTCCTGACTCGTGCGCTTGCCACAGGGGTAGCGCTTGCCGGTTTTCCTCTTGCGTCCGGGGGCCATCACCGCACCTCCTTTGGAAGGGGCCGCCTGCCGTAGAGCTTCTCGCCCAGTTGTTTCACCAGCTCGCGCTCGACCCATGTGAGCCGCTGGTCATCCACCGATACAGCGAGCAGCCCCTGCTCCAGCCAGCCTTCGCGCTTCACGCCCTCCGGTGGACGCCGTTCGCCGCCGTAACCGCGGGGGAACCACTTCATGACGTCACCTCGCGCAGCAACGCGGCGTAGCCGCAGACATCGACCGCCGAGTCTTCATGGGTCCTTGCCGCCTGCGATGCCGGGGAAACCCTGCCACGTCATACCGCCGATCCCGAACACTTCGAATGCGGCTTCTGCGCGTGGAAGGAGAGGTGCTGGTCATGATCGGCAGCGAAAATACGTCCGGCACGGTGGACTCGGTCAGGCCCAACCCCGACATGATCGGCGTCTTCGCGGACGTGGTGTTCGGGTATTGCGAGCATCAGGTGCCGGTGCGTGCCCTTGCGGAAAAGGGTGAGGACGACCGGCCGCCACACACGCCCTTCATGCCGGCGGACGCCGAATTGGCCGCAAGACTGGTCACCCAGGCCGAGTGGGCCGCCGAGTCCGGCATGGCGCTCTTCGTCATTCCGGGCACAGTTCTCAATCCTGGCGAGGCCAAGGCCGCGAATGTGGTGCAAACGCAGGTCGTGCTCGTCGACCTCGACGCGGGCGACATTGCCGCGAAGCGGGAGCATCTCGCGCGCTACCTTGGAGAACCGACCCTCGAAGTGGCCTCCGGGGGCGTCACGCCAGAAGGGCACCGGAAGCTTCATCTTTACTGGAAGCTGACCGAGCCTGCCGAGGCTGAGGACGTGGCCGCCGTTTGCCGCGTGCGGCACATGATTGCCGGAAAGGTTGGTGCGGATCCCGCCTTTCGCTCCGCTCATCAGCCGATCCGCGTGGCGGGATCCGTGCACGCCAAGTCGGGCACGAAACGCCTCGTTGAAATCCTCGAGCTGCGCCCGTTCGAATTTGACTTGGCCGACCTGATCGCTGCGGCCATGGCCATGCCGCCCATGGCGGACGAGGATGTTGACGATCTCGACTTCAATGCAGCCCCGGCGGCCCGAGGGTCCGTCTCGGAGCTGTTCGGCCAGAAGATCCGCGAGGGTGGTGTCGATGGCGCAACCCGTTTTGACGCGCTTTCGCGCATCATCGGCTACTGGATCCGACGCTGCCAGGAGGGTCACGTCACGGCCCAGACGGCCTGGGCGGAAATCGAGGCCTACAACGAGGCCCGCATCGACCCGCCGTGGCCCGCCGAACGGTTGCGCCAGGAGGCCGAGCGGCTTTGGAAGCGCGACCAGGCGCAGAATGGCGGCGGCAGTGGCGGTGGCGGCGGCGGCGCCAATGGCGGCGATCCGTCAGGCGGCGGGCCCGGCACTGGCCCCGTGCCGCCCCAGTACAGCGAGGACGCGCTGGCGGCCGAGTTCACCCGGCAGCATGCCGCCACCTGGCGCTATGTCGCCGGCTGGGGTCAGTGGCTGACCTGGACGGGTTGTGTCTGGAAACGCGAGGAAACGCTCGGCGCCTATCACCTGGCGCGGATGATCTGCCGCGCCACGGCGTCGCGCGTGCCGAGCGCCAAGCTGAGGAGCCGACTTGCGGCCGCATCCACCGTTTCTGCCGTCGAGCGACTTGCCCGGGCCGACCGGGCCCATGCGACGACCACCGAGGTGTGGGACCGTGACCCCTGGTCGCTCAATACCCCCGGAGGCGTCATCGACCTCAGGACCGCCGCGTCCGCTCCACACGACTCTTCCCTCGCCATGACGAAGATCACCACCGCGACGCCCGAGGGCGACTGCCCGGTGTGGAGGGAGTTTCTGGCAACCGTCACGGGCGGGGACAAGGAACTGCAGGATTATCTGCAGCGCATGGCGGGATACTGCCTGACCGGCGTCACCACTGAACATGCGCTGTTCTTTCTCTACGGCACTGGCGCCAACGGCAAGTCGGTGTTCGCCAACACTCTCACATCCATACTGGGCGACTACGCCACGGTCGCCGCCATGGACATGTTCATGGCAACGCAGGGCGACCGCCACCCCACGGACATGGCAAGTCTCCGCGGCGCCCGCATCGTCACCTCGATCGAGACCGAGCAGGGTAGCCGCTGGGCCGAGAGCAAGCTCAAGGCGCTGACCGGCGGGGACAAGATCACCGCCCGCTTCATGCGCCAGGACTTCTTCGAGTTCATGCCGCAGTTCAAGCTGCTGGTCGTTGGCAACCACAAGCCGTCGATCCGCAATGTGGATGAGGCCATGCGCCGCCGCCTCCACATGATCCCCTTCACCGTCACCATCCCTCCCGCGAAACGCGACAAGAAACTGCCCGAACGCCTGCTGGCCGAGCGGGACGGCATTCTCGCCTGGGCGCTGCAGGGTTGTCTCGAATGGCAGCGCATGGGCCTTCGGCCACCCGCAGCCGTCATGTCCGCCACCGAGGACTACTTCGAGGCCGAAGACGCCATGGGCCGCTGGATGGAGGAGCGCTGCGAGCGCGGGGCCCCCTTCTGGGCAGGCTCGACTGACCTCTTCACCAACTGGAAGGCCTGGGCCGAGGCCAACGGCGAATACGCCGGCTCCATGAAGCGCTTCTCGGAAATGCTGAACGCGAGAGGGTTCGACAAATTCAAGACCAACAGCGTCCGCGGCTTCCGCGGGATCTCCATCAAGGACAACAAGACTGACCTTTTCGAGGTGTGACCTGAATGAACCAGATGACCAAGAAAACTGCAGGCGTGGCGGATGTGGCGGGTACTCCATATATAGGCGTTACGCGCGCGCGTGCGCGCGTAAAGACGGTGATAAGGGAATGTCCCGCCACATCC